GGTGCAAAGGTACGAAATTATCTTCACACCACCAAACTTTTTAACGTTTTTAACACAATCCTTTTTTAGTTATAGAATACTGCTACCTCACCAATGGGCTGAGAGAACTCGCCTAAATGGTCTGTGAGGGTGTAAAGTTCTGCGTTCTCTGCGAGAGCCTTGCGAAGAAACTCTGCGTACTCTGCATTGCCCTCAGAATGAGCGTCAGCAATCCACACGTTAGCCATTTCACCATCCACCTCTTCCAAGGTGTATGAGCCTACCTTACGCTTGTTGTTGTTCACCATGTCCACAGCAATCTCATGCTGCTCGGTGCTCAAATCGAAACTTTTAATTTCTTTGTTCATACTGCTTTTACTTTTAATTGTTATTACTGCTTTGTTGTTCGGTAGTGCAAAGGTACGAAAAAAAATTGAATCTACCAAATTTTTTCTTATAAAAATCTGGGATTTAACACTTTTTACAAAAACAACGATGGGCTTACCTCACGGCAAACCCATCATCCAACTAAAAACCTAACAATTCAAATTATGGAAAACAAAGAGCGTTATCACAACGCAACGAGCATAGTACCCCAAAGTGGACTTGAACCACTGACCTCCACAACTAAAGACACAGGGTGGTGTTCTGCCAACTGAACTATTGAGGTATAAAATGGGGATGGGCAACGGCAAGCTTCGCATCAATCAGCGCACTCGGCACTGCCCCTTGAATCCCCTTGTTAAATGTTAATAAAAACCTCGCCTCTAAACCAACCTCTCTACTTTGCTAATAGAATTATGCGCAGGTTATCACATTTGGAGGGGTGGGCAAACTTAGCAAGGTAATGACCGAAGATGCCCCATAGAACGCCCAATGTAGCGGCTCTTAATAGCGGCTTGGGGGCGAATTGATGTGCGTATCGGACGTGGCGGCTCTCTGTATTGGTCGCTCACATGGCACTTAGCGGATGGGCTGATAGATAGCGGTCTATCTAAGTTTTTCTTTTATTATTATTCTTATTTAAAATCAGTGTTATAATATAATCCTTTAATAGGGTCGGTCTCTCTGTCTCATATTCGTTGAGGATGGGCGGTCAGCTACCCTTTTATGCCACTTGCTGCCTCAAATTATCTGTGGCGTTAATATTCTTTTATATATTATAATCCGAATTAAAAAGCGGTTAAACCACTCAGGGCGGAGGTCGTTCCATTACTCTCTTTCTTTGTAAGTTTGGGTGCTTACCCCAATTAAGCTTTCTCTGATGCAAAGGTACGAAATCTTTTTGAATTGACCAAATCTTTCGGCAAATTTTAACTTCGTTTAACCTTTGATAAAAATGGGTAGGTTTCCCCCCATTCTTGGTGTTCCAACACACGCATCATTGCAATCTCGCTAACGTGTCTTACCATTCGCTGTGGTTTGTTTTATCCTACCTAAAAGGGGGTGGGGAGAGTTACCGACACTCTGCCGAAGCTACGTTTGGCTAATAAACCTCTCGCCTTGCCCCTTGGCACGTTTAGCGCATCTTGACGATGTTATACAACTGCGTCTGCTTGGTAAGCGGCTCGCCAGTCTTCTTATCGTACATCTGCTGACCATTCTCGTCTAAAACGTAGTCAGTGCGCTTTTTTGATGGTACTGCCACCACTCGGTTATTGCGGCAAACCTTTTCAAGTCGTTTCTGTCCACTCATAGTTGCATTGTTTTTAAATTGTTATTTACTTTGTTTCTCTTTCACGATGCAAAGATACGAAAAATTTTTGAAACTACCAAATTTTTTAGTAGAAATTTAACATCTTTTAGTAAATCCCTCCCATTTTTTTGATTTTTTTTCAAAGGTGGTGGGGAACACTGCCCCACGCACCTTATTATATTATAGGATACTTACAGCCTTATGCGGTCACAACTGCTGGCTCCATAGCGGTCTCGGCTGCTGCCAACTCCGATTCCTCGGTACGCTTGGCAATGCCCATGCCCTCAACGATAGCCTTGGCGTTCTTCACGTCCACCTTGGGGTTGCTCTCCATGAGTTCCATTGCAGCCTTGAAGTCCTTGGTCTTGGTGCTGAACTTGTCATAGAAACGGCACAGAGCATGAGCCACATTGGGGTTGCGGAACAACTTTTCGTTCTTGTGGTACTTGGCGAAGAGTTTGAGCCATGAGAAAATCTTCTCGGCTTTCTTCTCGTCAAACTTGGTGTAGCCATCCTCGAACACCTCTTTGCGGTGAGCGTTTTTACCTACTGCGAAGTACACAAGGTAGGTGATAGGGTAGTTGCCGTTGGCTACGGACAGAGCCACCAAACCCTTGCAGATGTCGATGTGCTGCTGACGGAGTTCCTTGTGCTGCGGCAGATTGAACCACACTGGCATTTTTACTCCCTTACCTCCCTCGTTCTCGGCTACAAGGCGAACACGTGTGTCAAGTGAAAACTTTGCTTTCTTAGTCTCTGTAACTTTCTTTGTCATAGTCTTAATCTCCTATTGTTTAATTAATTAATAATGTTATTTATTTCTTTTGTGATGCAAAGGTACGAAATTATTTCGAATCAGCCAAATTTTTTTTGGAAAATCTCTGGGATTTTTATCCTTTTTAACATTTCCTACTCACCCATTTGTTGTTTTCAAAAATATATTCATAATTACCATATATATAATCACGAACTTTTTCTAAAGAGCCTTGAATTGGCTTGATGTAAATCCATTTGTCACAAGACTTATTTCCATAACGAGCCACTTTGTTAAAGTAGATTCCGCTGCAATATCCACCCACAAGAAGATTTAATGCTGTCTCGTAGTCCTTATAGCACTTTTTTAGAACATCGCCAACGTCAGCACCATCCCAATGGCAATAGATGGCAATGTAATTACCTTTTAAGGTAATAGTTCTTGATTTTTCCTTACCCTTTTCGTTTTTCCACACTTCACCAGTTTTTTCGTCCACACATACCCAATCATCGAGTTTTGTGGGCAGTTTGGTGGGGTCAAACTTTATTTTACGTCCTATGTCCTCTTTGCGGACTTTAAGGATAATTCTTGATGGCGTACTCATAATGTATTCTCCTTTTTATTTGTTTCTTGGTGCAAAGGTACGAAATTATTTTGAATTGACAAAATAAAAATGGTATTTTTTTGGTATATCTCTGGTTTTTTAACATCGTTTAACAAAAAAAGGACTGAGTATCGCTACCCAGTCCACGGAACAACTAACATAAAACAATAAAAAACTATGAAAAAACTTAGTCTGTTCTAAGTATCTTTGATTCGTTTTCACTGCCGATTGTAAACTGACGAATATCAGCGTCCTCGGCTTTGTCTCTCGCCTTATCAAGTGCTTCGCCCTCGTCATTGGCTAAAACCTCAACAACGATAGAAGCATTATAATTCATTTGTATGGTATATTTGTGCATGATGTTTGTTTTCTTTTGAATTTATAATAGTTTGTTACTCTTTTGGCTTAATCTCTACACCATCTTTATATAAGGTGTTAAATGCCATGAGCACATGAATGACAGTTATTTCCTCTTTATCGGAAATTTCACCTATGTACTCTATAACTGCATCCGATAACTCCTTGCTATCCTTAACGGCTTTGAGTTGCGGATAAACCATGTCAAAACGATGTCCTCTGTAATCCTCGCAAATTGCATGACCATCGTAAATATCAAAAGGAATTGGTTTCTTAAAACCCTCTATGTTCAAATTCTCGGAACAGACCTTTTTGCCATAGAATTTTTCCCAAATTTTACTTTCGTTGTTATTCATTTCTCAAATAGTTTATTGTTTAACTTTGGCAAAGATATATAAAAAAATTGAGATAGACAAATTTTGCCCATCCCAACTTTCGTTAAAAAATATTAAAAAGAAGAATGATTATGGAATCGCATTAATTGCCCACACCATTGTAATTACGCATAGCGCAAGCAATATATATAAGGTATATGTCTCAAACTTGCTCATATCTTACTCTATGCACCAATCAATAACTAACCACCCATAGGTGTCTGATAGAAAATCATTGATTGCATCATCATCATCTGCATCAACGTCCTCTGGTAGTTCTACCTCATAAGGCAGTCCAAGACTTTCTTGTTCAATGCCATCGGTCTCCCAAGTAATGTTTGTAATCTTCATATTCTTAATCTCTTTTTGTTTTACGATGCAAAGGTACGAAATTATTTTGAATTAACCAAATTATTTCTTGACTTTTTTTAAAATTTCCTTATATTTTGTTTAGATGAAAATATTTATTATAAAGATTAAGACAATATTATGGGAAATTTTAAATTAAAACGAACAACTGAAACATTTAGAGAGGAATTTAAAGAAAAATTTGGTGACAAATATGATTTATCTAAATTTGAATATAATGGTGTAACAGCTAAATCTATCGCCATTTGTCCTAAACATGGCGAGTTTCCAATATCTGCAAAACACTTATTAGAAGGTCATGGGTGTAAAGAATGTGGGAAAGAAAGTATTAGCAAAAAAAACTCATGGACGCAAGAAGAAATATTAGAAAAAATTAAAGAAATACATGGGGATAAATATGATACTTCTAAAGTGATATATAATGGTATATTTGAACCTATTACACTAATATGTCCTAAACATGGCGAGTTTGAAATTAGACCTCATAACATAATATCTGGAAAACAAGGTTGCCGTGAATGTGGATATGAAAGGTCTGCTAAAAAACAAACCATAACACAAGAAGAATTTGAACATAAAGCTAATGCTGTGCATAACTCTAAGTATGATTATAGTATTTCTAAATATGTAGATTATAATACTCCAATTGATATTATATGCCATGAGGTAGACCCCATAACTAATAAGGAACATGGTATATTTCAACAAAAACCTAAATATCATTTAGATGGGTGCGGATGTTCTAAATGTTCTGAAAGCCACTTAGAAAGAGAGATGGTTAAATTATTAGAAGAGAATGAAATAGAATATGAAAGAGAAAAAACATTTGATTGGCTTAAAAATAAAAGAAAATTGAGATTAGATTTCTATTTGCCAAAATACAAAATAGCTATAGAATGTCAAGGCGCACAACACTTTATAGCTGTAGATGTTTTTAATGGAGAAAATGGTTTAAAAGAAAATATAATTAGAGATATAAACAAATTGGAAAAATGTAATAAAAATGGAATAAAAATTCTTTACTATAGCGATAAAAAATACAAAAACAGCCTATATGAACTCATTACTGATAAACAACAATTATTAGATGAAATTAAAAGATTGTGAGTTTTTTACCACTCACAATCTTTATCGTTCACATTTATAATGAAAGGACTTTTGGGAATACCTTTGAAATGATGTTTTCCGTTGATTTCTTCAAAATCATTTGCGCCAACTTTATAGATAAGACCTACAATTTGCTTTCCTTTTTGCAGTCTGTCCCAAACCCTATAATCGTAATCGTCACCAACAAGCACCTCATATCCTTTCCATTTCTTGGGTAATTCACTTGTCTTGGTAACACCAAACACAACTGCAACATTATTACCCTTGGAAAGCCACTCTAAGCACTCCTTTTCGTTCTCGGCAGAGCCATCCCTACTGAATGTAAGATAATAATTGCTATATCTCTCGGCAATCTTCCAATAGTTCTTTACCTTGGTATAATCATAGAACATTACATCAGAAAAGATTTCCAATATGTTCTTACCATTAAGATTGAAAGCCAATGGAGAAATGTCACTTGTGCAATTCAGACGAACAGAAAACTCCATATTAGACCTTTTAGCCTTGTTTATCGCACGATTGATTTCCATACACATCAACTTCATAAACAAAGGCTTGTTGGCAAAGAAAAGGCGTGTTTTGAGTATTCTTGCGTCTTGAACATTTGTATTACCACTTAATGCGTCAATCTTTGCATAGCCACTACCAACAAGGCAACTTTCACGACACATAGAACTCTTTGGGCATACATTGATGTTTGACGCATCAGCAGAAGCAAGATACACTCCATATGTGAGCATATTCAAAACACCATTGTGGCTTAACTTTGTTGAATGATTGGTATTACCAATATAAGAAATGCCTATTTCTTTTAAGGTCTTTTCATAACCTTTGTAAGTAATCTTACTCAATCTGTTCATTTCATACTGAAACAAATTGTAGCCGATTGCATCATTTAACTTACTCATAATCTTTATTCTCCTTTTTTTATTGTTTAACGTGTTATCTGTTTCGTGATGCAAAGGTACGAAATTATTTTGAATCTACCAAAAAAATTCGTAAAAACCTCTGGTCATTTAACACATTTTAACAATTACCCTCCAATATACTGCACTTTTGCCATCTGTGTGCCACAATCTTTTCTATTACATAGTATATTGTACCCACTCAGCACTTTTTCATCGTAGGTGTGCAATATCATTTCATCGTCTATACGCTCACCACAATTAGGACAAGTTATAACAAAGTCCTCATAATTGTTTAATGGAAGATAGGTGATACCTAACCCAACAAGGCATTTTAAGCCATTCTGAGACACTTTCCCATCATAGATAGCCAAACACCCCTCTACCCCATCAAAACTCTGTGTAAGGGCAATCATATCAACATCTATCGCATCATTGATAATTGCACCCATTTCCTCAGAGAAAACGTATATTCTAATTAGATATTCTTTATTCATAATTTTTTTCCTTTGATGCAAAGATACGAAATTATTTTGAATTGACCAAATTTTTAGGTAGATTTTTTGGTAATTTGATTAAATTTATATCAATTTGTTCTTTTATATTGCCATTGTTATCTAAAACATCTTCCATAATAAACCATAAACTACCATAAGCGTAATGCCTATTAGTTTTTGAAACTTGATTTATTAAATCTGATTTCTTACCAAATGATTGGTGTATATTATCATATCGTTTTACAAAATTGCCATTCAAATCATATTGGATTATAATATGATGCTTTATTTTAGACTCAATAAAATCATTCAGCCAACCATTTTTTAATGATTGCTCATACATTTGCTGAAATCTTTTTTGATATTCACTACGACTTTTGCATTGTTTTGCAGCCTTTTCACATTCTTCGTAATTATAAAGTCTTTTCTTTCTATATGTTCTTTCTAACCAATCATAATCTTTTAGCCATCCTTTTTCCAAACATTTGAAATATACATTCCTATATGCTTCCCTAAACTCTTTTTTGGTTTTAAATTGTTTAGCTAATTCATAACATACTTTTCTTGTATATCTGTGTGAAATTGTGCCAAGACTTCCAGCCTTTGCAGTATTCAATACTACCCACCCATTTTTCTTGTATTCCTCAATCTGTTCTGCTTCTTTTTCTTGACTTTCTTTGGCATTTAATTTCTCATATAGTATCTTTGGCGCATTAAGGTTTTTAATGCCATTAGATTTGATAAATTTACCCAAAGAGCAAGTTTCATACCTTAAATGCTGTAAGTGCCTTTTTCTAATACTTATTGTCCTACCTATATATGCAGTATTATATTGGGGAAACTCATAAACATATACATAATGCACTTCTGATTCTTCTGTTATTACTTTAAGATTATCAATTTTATCTAACCAACCATTTTTTTCTATAAAGTAATACAATCTATGACTATCTTTCCATAAATCACTCCTACACTCATATTGCTTAGTTCTTTCCACTGCTTCTTCAAATGTCTTAGGTTTATCCCAATCAAAGAATGATGGGCAAATTTCTTCTAACCACCCATTTTCTTTACATTGACGATAAGCGCCATAATGCCTACTTCTAAATTCAGTCCTGTTTTTACATTTACTAAATATTTCTTTACATTCTTCTTTCGTGTAAAATTTTTTTCTGTAATTCATCGTATTTTTTATTATAAATATTATTCTATACATAAAAAATACAATTCCCATAGTAATAAATCAATAAAAACCACAAGTATTTTTCAACTTGTGGCTTTATATTATTTTATGCTACTGAAAGCATCATATCATAGGCTTTCTGTACTTTTTTAGCAACGTTTCCATCGAAGATAGATTCAAACTTAGTTTCATTGTCTTTGAAATTCTGAACGTTCTGATAGAAAGATGTGATTCCATTCAATGCCCATTGTGCAGTACCTCTTTCTTGATAGTCTTGCCCAATGCCATTGTCAAGACAATCCTTAATTCCTAAGAAGATATTTCTACCCCTTGTCTTAATATCCTCATGGTAGATGTTTCTTGTCTCTAAGAAAGCCTTTTTTGCTTCATCAGCGAGAGTAATCTCTGCAATGATATTGTCAAGGTCTCTCTCTGACAATTTGATATTGCGAAGATGGTCATAATTCTCTTTGAACTCCTTTTCGTAAAGGCTTGCAAGGTTTAAAGCATTATATGCAAATTCAGCGTTTTCCTTTTTCAGAAGGTCAAGACGTGACATAACCTTTGATGAATGACGGAAAGAAAGAGAACCAATGTTATCACGTAAGGCTAACCGCAAAGTGTTATTACAAACAACTCTAACTGGGCTGCAAACACAACGGACTGCGCCAGTGCCATCGTGAGAGGTGGTAAACACCACATACATTTCAATAAGGTCATCACGTCTTGCATCAACTACAATAGGTTGTGGAAACTTTGCGGTGACAAATACACGCTCTCCGTTGCCAAGCACTCCGCAAGTCTCAATCACTGGGGTGTTGTCTCTATCAGCAAATTTGCCACTGCAAAACATATCTACAAACTCGAAGGCAGATTCGTTAGACACAATTCCATATTTCTCACTGACAAGACCCAAGGATTTGTTGGTGTCTGTACGCATGGTTGCCATACTTTTCTCAACAAGCAAGTCTTTCAGTGTTGCAGCATTGATAAACTCACCATTCTCCATTGCATGAACCAACTCGTCAGAAAGAGCCACCACAGGAGCCAATTTAACCCCATAATTGGCATGACAAGCCTCTAATGCCTCTTTAACAAACATTGGGCGGTCGAAAATCTGTTGGTCATTGCCAAGGCCATGCCATGCACGCTCCTTGCGTCCGTTCTCAGCGAAAGATGCTACACCATTTACCATTTCAATCATTGCACTCATAATAAATCTCCTTTTAATTTAAGATGTTAATAACTTTGTTTCTGAATCACGATGCAAAGGTACGAAATTATTTTCAATCTACCAAACAAAAATCGAATTTTTTTTTAGATTTATAGTATTTTTTCTCGTTTCTTGACAAAATTACCTTTTTTTCTGTGGTTTTTTCACCACTTCTACCCTAATTTTCTTCTTCTTGAAATTCTTTTGAGACTTATGCTGCAATATATCTATGTAATGATTAAACCTCTTATTCATGGTGTCTCGCACTTCATAATACCCATGTCCTTCTATATGAACTATACTACCCAAAGGGATGCACCAGAGCAAATCTCTGCTCACGGCACAATATTTGATTTTTCCCCTTTTGAGTTTTTTCATGTCAATCTTTGTACCATCAGCAGTAATCAATGGACTATTGTCACATTGACTTGCAACTGCATTGTATGTAGTCAAAGTAACATGAGTGATAAATGGTTTATCTTTGGCAAAGGTGACAGAAGCCACCAATGCCATTATACAGATGATAAATAACTTTCTCATACAAACCAATTCAAAATGTCTAATAAAAGGTCAATAGAGTTAATATTTTCAAGATTGTTGGTCTCGTCCTCTTTCCATGAATAAACGTAAACAGAACCACAATCACGTATTATTGTGAAAATGTATTCGTCCTCAGAGCCAAGCAGTAACTTGTTTTGCTTTGTGGTATTATAGATTTCTTCCATTGCGTTTTTGATTGAAGAACGAATCTCACAAGCAAGGTCATTTGCTTTTTCATCTAAGGTATCAAAATCAGCACTTGCTTTGTCGCTAATTTTGCCACTATTCACTAAATTAAAATAATCAATTCTTTCTAATATCATAACTTAATAGGGATAATCAATTTCTTTAAAGTAATCTATAATCTTTTTAGAGGTCTCTGCTGCATACTGATTGCGAGGGTCAAACCAACCCTTTTCGCAGTTCTCAGCAAGCAACTTTATGTACTCCAAGCACACCTTAAACATTTCGTTTTGTAGGTATCTGTGCTCACGGCACATCACTTCTGCTACGTGCTTCTTGCTATGCAGCTTGCCATTGACAAAATTGCCAAAGAAACGTGCAAACACATCGTCAGTATTCTCACCACACTTTGGGCAAAGGTCATATTCAAACCTATCAATGATTTTTTCAACCAAATAAGCACGCTCGTTAGCAGTCAAATTCTCATTGGGGACTTCATTATCCCTAACAAGACGAACAATCTGCTCGTTGCTCAACTGATAATACTCATACTCACGTCCGTCAATCGTAAACTTCTTACTTGCCATAATCACTTCGTTTTTTAAATCTGCTGCAAAGGTACGAAATTATTATGAATCTACAAAAAAAATTCTTATAAAAATACTGGCTATTAAGGTTTTTTAACATTTGGGGTCTTTTATATATTATAATAAGGTGAAAAATAATTTCAAAAAAAAATGCAAAATAGTTTGGCTAATCCAATTTTTTTTCTTACCTTTGCACCACGAAAACGATAAAACAAAAAGAAATGAATAAAGCATGAGAAAAGAACACTTGGAAATTGCAAGGGCTTTATATAGACCTACACCAAAGGTTGAAGCCCTTGTTCTCAAATTATGTGACTTGTTTGATAAGCCACTACCAAATGGGGTGACTATAACATCCTTAACATTTAAAATGGGTGCTCTGACGCTTGGTGACTTGTCTGTCAAGGAACTCATCAGAGGTGGACAGCATTGCGGCATAGAGGTACATTGGTATCCAGATTTCACGAAGTCCACAAAAACTGACCCATTCTGTAGTGCTTTCATATTGCGCTACAATTCTCTCGAAAAACTCTACCGTGAGGTGGAAAAGGTACTCTCATCAATGAGAGTTGCGTAAACAACATTTAAATTAGTATTAATCTTAACAGTACTGACCCCATTGTTGTTGAAACAGTGGGGATGTACTATTTGTACTTAAATAAGTCCCCTTAAAATGACATATTGTAATATAAACCATCAAAATAATATTCAAAGCGTTACTAACGCACATAAGGAAAATTTTCAAAGTGTAACTCTTTATCGTATTTTACTTACACTTTGATACTTTATGCGGAAATTGAACCCCCTTTGTACTTATTTAAGTCTATTTATAGTTATTTTTCTACAAATAATTTGTTTATTACAAATATTTTTCATATCTTTGCATTGTATATCTGTATTCAATTGGATACAAACAATAACTAATTTTAAGACATGGCAAAATATTATATTGAAACAAATGAAGGGCGTAAATATATTAAGGAAATTGACTACGCTCAAGGAAAACTCACATTCACTGACAATATAAATGATGCATACATAGGTAGGAATGGATTCTACGCCAATGCAACTAGGGATATGATACGTAGAGGATTCAGTGATGAGTATCCAGAGGTAGAGAATCTACAGTGTGATGCTCCATACTATTAAGCACCCCTCGCTGTACTTATTTAAGTCTAATCATTAATAAACAGTATACTAAATATGGGAGGTTATCTATTACAAAATTCAAAAGAAGAGTATCTGAAGACTCTAGATACGGCTGAAGGTAAAATTGAATTTACCAAAGAACCAAGCGAAGCGAGAAACTACTCTGGCCGACCAGGAGGTGGACAATGGGATGCTGACAATGAAAAGCAATACCTAGACTTCCACTTTGGAGAAGAGTATGGAGAAAGAGTAACATCATTGCACTGTGTTTATCGTGAATGGTAAGCACAACCCCTACGTGTACTTATTTAAGTCCATATATATGGGAAAAGCAATCTTAGAGTTTACTCTCAATGGGAGGAAACATACATACTTCAGAAGGACAGACCTCTATGGGAAACCATTGACCACTACAAATAAGAATAGTGCTCGACATGTGAAAGAGTCTGACATCAAAGGCACAATAGCACTTCTGATAAAAGAATATGGTAAGAGTAATATCGCAGACATGAATATAATTAAGGATGAAGCATAAAGCCTCATCCTTTTTTAGTATATAAAAAAAGTATCCGCACGTTTCACAACGTATGGATACTT